GCGAAGTCCAATGCAGATTGATACGTCGAAGCGTCTTTATTCAACATGTATTGGAATTGCTGCTTGTGAGTATCATCCAACTGCGCGTAGCAAGCAGCAATACGCTTAGCAGAGTAGTTATCTAAGTTTTGTGTAGATCCATTGCTAAATTGCACCTTAGCAAATGTTCCTTCACCTGCAGGATTAAGTTCAGATGTTGCAACATCAAGTGCAACTTGAATTACATCTTGGTTTTCAGTCATAATATTAGTAGTCACTTCGGTTTGTTCCTTCTTAAGTTTTTTTGTTTGATCAGATGCTTTCTTTTTAAAGTCAGATAGACGTGCCTTCATTAAGGTGTCCATTTCCTTTGTCTTATTTTGCATCTTCGACTTTGCTTCTCCACGTTTTTTCTGGAGATCTTTTTGACGACCCAGTTTTTTCTGCTGAGAGATCTGTTTTTGTGCTCTTTCAGTTTCAGAAGAGACAGCTTCTTCAATATTATTTTCTAGTTGTTCTTTCATTTTTCTACGTTGGATACGGGAGAAGAGATCTTTGGCACCTTTAGAGCGACCATCTAGTTTTTCGTTATTTTTCTTATACTTACGATGCTGTTTAGGATTTACCATAACGAAAGCAGGTGGTAACTGGAGACCAGATCCATCCCCTGCTGAGTTAATCATTTCATTTAGATTAGGTTCAGTTCCTTTAGACATTCCTTGTCAACATCCTCGTTAAGTGTAGGTGGTAATCTATTTAGAAACAACATGAACGCCTTAATTACAGACCAATATGTTGCTTCAATTTTGTAAAATAGCAGCGGGGTTGCTGCATCATCAAAAACATTATATAAAATAATTATATGATTTAATATCAAGTGGGTTTTAAGTTCACCCGTCGTCTCGTTACGCTTTAATAATCTTTTAATGTACTTAAATCTCTTTAAGTCCTCTTCAAAATCAGAATAAGTAACCGACGACGGGTTGTTATAATGTTGAATAGCAAAGAACAACCAGGTATCTGGTGTCAATTCAGCAATGTTCATTCATCAACTTCCAAAGGTTAGTGTTGCTGCACCATTAGACATTACTTCTTCAGTACCACCCGCAGAGGTGACCTTGACTCTAAACTTGTTACCATCCAGAGTATCGCCAGCGAGACCACTGTAAGCAAGAGTTGCGGTCGTGAAGTCTGCATAAGTAATACCTGTGTCTGTACCAGCAGCGATGTTAACCCAACGCTTACCAGTTGCAGTTTGACGCTGCCACTGATACGCAAGTGCTCCAGGTGTTCCTGTTGTCGTAGTGGTGAGGGTGTAAGTACCAGCACCCGAAGAAGATGTAGAGTTAGCAGGTTGAACCGTAATGGTTACTGCCGATGCCACGTCTGCTGCGATAGTATCATCAGTTTGTGTCTCGTTAGAATTGAGATCAGGGTTAGCGATGTTCACAAGTTGCTCTGCTTTATGGCGCGTATTGCCATCCGCATCAGTGTATGTGAAGTACGACCACCAACCAGGAGCAGTGATACCACGAGATCTAGTTTCTGCTAGTTGTGCCTCAGTTTTATCAACAAAGACAGTTGTTTTTGCTTGACTTGACGTTGCAATGCCCACACCAGCTTTGGTTTTGTTTGCATTGCTGTCAGTTCTTCCATAAAGGGACATTGACGTGTGCTCCGAATATTACTATTATCTAATGTTTATTTATAAAAAAGGGGGATTGCTCCCCCTAGAATATCACTCTTCTCTATTCTTGATTGCTTTGGTTACAACTTCAAGTAGTTGATCATCCATATCTGTTTTAGTTAACTTAACTGCTTTAGCAAGAATAACAAGACAGATCTCAACCATCTTCTCACCGAGTTCTTCATTCTCAGGAATTTTGTTAATGGCATCGGTAATAATTTTTGACGCCAAGGGAAGTAGAAAGGATAACATAGTCATATAGCATATTGCAATAACTATTTATTTCTCCCACTCGTCTAAGATATCAGTAATCTTTGACATGAATTGTTTGAAAGTTAATAAAGTACCAGAACGATAGTCACGGCGTGCTTTTGTAACGCCACCCTCAAATGATTCTTTTACTTTTCTTTCTTCAATAGGATCAAATCCTCTACCTTTTACAACAGAAGACCACGGTGCATACAAAGGACCTTCATAGTTCTTTGCTTCATTAGTTGCACGGGTGGTCATCCCTTTCTTACCATCAGGAATATTAGGCATCACTTCTACATTACCAGATTTTTTATTCTTTAGTTTAGATTTTACCTTACTTTCCTTTTTTTCGCAACCACACTCCTCTTGAAATTTTTTAAATGATTTCATTTTTTCTTCTTCGACATTGCAACAATCTTAGTGACTTTCTTACGACGTGCATGTAGGAACTTGTCAGATTTATCTACATCACCATCGTTGTCGATATCAGCATCTGCCTTACCAACTGGGTCAAGTTTCTTCTCGCCTAGCAGTGCAGCATTCTTAGCATGATTGTCAGCATGCTCATGAACTTCACTGAGCATGATCTCTAGTCCCTCAACAGGAATGTTTCTTAGAACTTCACCCTTCTCACTGACTAGATCGTAATGAGTTACAGTGCCATCTTCGAGCATGGTGTGTTGCTCAGGAAGACAGAAGAATTCTTCCTTATTATACTTAACTTTCTTAGCACAGTTGTGCTTCTTCACCATCTTTCCTTCTTTATTCTTTTCAAAATATTCATCCAATTCTACTGATTCTTTAGCTGTCTTTGCAGAATCTTTGAATGCTTTCTCTGTAGGAGCACCCTTGTCTCCCTTATCACGCATCTTACCACCACTCTTTCTTTTAGCATGAATGTTAGCATAGAGACCATTCTTCTCTTCTAGTTCCTCACCATCGTGAGTTACTTCATCACCTGCTTTTACACAGTTGTTAACTTCCTTACCACCTTTCTTCTTAGTTCCTTGCTTCTTATATCCTTTCCAGCAAGAGGTGCTACCGTTGTCATCAACGCCATCCATCTTTACTTTTTCTAGGACATAAACTTCTCCATCAATTTCATACTCTTCACGTTCAAGGACTTCCTCACTCTTAGCAGATTCTTGTCCTACGTATGCACCTTTTTTAGCACTCTTCTTTTTCTTAGTAACATCTTCAATCTCAGCACCATTGGACTGTGGATCCATGCCATCAAAAGGAGCTTCAGATAAATGCAAATCAGGCATCTCAGTATTCTGGAAGCAATCGCCACCCATCCATTTGCCGAACTGTTCCATCAAACCAGACGAGAACTCATCTTGGTGCTTTACTGTATTAATAGGATCTGGTTTCTTCATCGTTCAATAAGGAGGTTCTTCTCGTATTATTTATAGATCTAATGTTCTTTATCCATTCACGCAACATATTTCCATCATCAGTAATTACGATAGCATAGTTACCGCCTACTCTATGGATGTGTCCCTTGTCTCCTGTTCGGGCAGACATAACAGCATCACCTTCTTTAAATATAAAGGTATGTCTCTGTTGTTGACGTAGTGCTTCTTCTCTTAACTTTTTAAAGTCCTTCATTATTTAAAATTTTTTGGTAGGTTTGCTCTAATCTCATCCATCAAAGCACGACAATCACGATCATTTAATGATGTTGGAATGCCTTTTCTAAAAGTGTCAAAGTCGCTAGCATGTGCTGCGCGTCTCATCTTAGTTCCAGAAATGGCAAAAGTATCACCATCAGCATCTCTACTTCCAGAAGATTGAATATCAATTTTTCTGAATGTAAAATCTTTACCATTATATTTATGGAGGAACTGCATAGCAGAAACTCTATCAGATCCTACAAGAAACACGACCTCATTATAACCTGCCATCATAAGATCTTGTAAGATAGCAACAGGTTGTTTGGGACCAGAGAAGATCTTTCCCTTATGTTGTGGAAACATCTTATTCATATAGAACAACTTTCTATCTGGCGGCAATGGGTTGCTACCTTTCGCATCTACAGTTTGGGAAATGTATATACGATAGTCATCAGAACCTGCTGCATTTTTCACACCAGCAAAGTTATCTTTATGACCAGTGGTAGGTGGTTGAAACCTACCAAAAGTGAAGTAGCACCTATTGACATTTAACGCCATTGTTTTTGTAGAGTAAAGTTGTTGTAAGCAAACTCCAGGCGATTAACAAACTTGATCATACTACCGTCCTTATGAAGAACATATCCCTCAGGAGTTGTAACCTTATACCCTTTTTCAGTTTGAACGTATGTTCTAAACTCTTCCAGGTGGTCCAGTTTATCTATAACCATTTGCTTCACTGTTTG